AGTTATGAAAAAAATGATGGCACTCATAGGTTTTGGCTATGTCAATGTGATTGTGGCAGACAAATAGTAGTAAATGGTACACACCTTAGAAATGGAAATGCTCGCCATTGTGGATGCGAAACAAGCGCAGGAGAAGCTTTAATAAGAGATATATTAACAGAAAATAGTATAAATTTTAAAACTCAATTTACGTTTCCCGATTTATTAGGAAAAGATAAACAACGGCTTAGATTTGATTTTGCAGTTCTTGATGAAAATAATAATTTAATTTATCTCATCGAATAGGACGGAATACAACATTTTAAAGCTGGTAGTTGGTACGCTGATGAAGAAGATTTAAAAAAATCTCAGTTAAGAGATAAATTAAAAAATGAGTATTGTTTAAAAAATAATATTCCATTAATTAGAATAAGCTATAAAGATAAAGAAAAAATAAATATACAAAATTTACAGTTAGAAACAAGCGAGTTTCTAATAAAGGGGGTGGTTGCTTGAATAGTCGTTTTACTGGAAGTTTACATAACCACACCGACTATTCTTAGCGAAATCTAATTTTCGTTTAAGAGACGCTATCAATCGCGTAAACACTTTGATAGATTATGCTATCGAATTGGGGCACGAATGTATAGCTTTCACTGAACACGAGACAGTGGCCAATGCTATAGAAATTGAAGATTGTTATAATAAAATAAAGAAAGAACACCCAGATTTTAAGGTGATTCGAGGAAATGAAATTTATTTAGTACGAAATGGTCTAAATGCAGATAACTTTGACCGCACTAATGATAAATATTATCATTTTATTCTTTTGGCTAAAGATGCAGAAGGTCATCGTCAAATCCGTGAATTATCTACAAGAGCTTGGATGCGTTCTTATACCTCCGGCCGCATGGTTAGAGTACCTACATATTATCAAGATTTAATTGATATTATAGGAGCAAATCCTGGGCATGTAATTGGTTCCACGGCTTGCATCGGCGGTGCCCTCCCCTCTCAACTTCTTCGGTTTAGAAATTTGGGAGACCAAAGGATATATGAATCTTGTATTCGTTGGTGTCAGGGAATGATAGGAATCTTTGGAGAGGGAAATTTCTTTTTAGAAATGCAACCTTCATTTAATAAAGACCAGATTTATGTAAATAAAGAGTTAATTAAAATCTCAAATAAACTTAACATTCCTTATATTATTACCTGTGATGCTCATTATCAGACAAAAGAAGATGCTCCTGTTCATGCAGCATTTCTTCGTTCTCAGGAAGGTGAAAGAGAAGTTGAAGAATTTTATGCAACAACTTATCTTATGTCTGATGAAGAAATAAGAAATTATATGGAAGAAAGTCTTGGAGCAGAAGTCCTTGAAACAGCTTATGAAAACATAAGAAAAATTAAGGATATGTGTGAAGATTACACATTAAAGAAGCCTCTTGTAATTCCAAAGCTCATGTGGAAAACTCCAGTAAAGGAAGTGACCTCAGAGGATAGGGAAGTTTGGAGCAACAGGATTCCTTATTTAAAAACTTTCTTAAACAGTACATATAAGGAAGATATTTTATTGGCTGAGAATATTATTGATAGATTAAAGATAGATGAAGAACTTCAGAACAATGAAACTTATGAAGAAATAAATGCTTGTTTGGAAGATACTTGGGTATCAAGTGAAGTAAATAATGCTCGATGGAGTGCTTATTTCTTAAATCTCCAAAAGATAGTAGAAGTATGCTGGGATGCAGGAAGCCTGGTAGGGTGCGGCCGCGGTTCCGGTGTAGGATTTATTCTTCTGTATATATTAGGAATCACGCAGATTAACCCTTTGAAAGAAAAAACTTCAACGTTTAGATGGCGTTTCCTCAATCCCGCTCGTGTATCCGTATTGGACGTTGATGTTGATATTGAGTCAACAAAAAGAGCAGACGTATTAAATAAGCTTAGAGAAGTTTATGGTGAGGATAGGGTTGCTAATGTTTTGACATTAGGAACTGAGCAGAGCAAGTCCGCGATACAGACGGCGGCTAGAGGTCTTGGAATTGATGTAGACGTTGCCCGTTATCTTTCATCTATGATTGAGAGTGATCGTGGTAAGACAAGAACATTAAAGCAAACTTTCTATGGCGACCCCGACAATGATATGAAGCCTAACAAGCAGTTTGTTTATGAAATGACAAATAATTATCCTGAGTTATGGAGAGTAGCGCAAAAGATTGAAGGATTGATTTGTAGAACTGGTGAGCACGCAGGTGGTGTTATCTTCGTTGACGAGCCATTCACAGAGTCAACAGCTTTAATGCGTACTCCAAGTGGAGATATCATTACCCAGTTTGACTTGCATAAGGCAGAGGACGCGTCGCTGATCAAGTATGACTTATTGAGCGTTGAAGCACTTGATAAAATACATATTTGTCTTAATCTCTTGGAAGAGCATGGTCTTATTGAGGGAGATAATCTTAAAGATAAATATGAAAAAACAATTGGTATTTATACACTTGAGAGAGAAGCTCATGATATGTGGGAAATGTGTTGGGAGCATAAAGTTCTTAGCTTATTCCAAATGGAGAAACAAAGTGGTATTAAGGGTATTGCGCTTCTTAAGCCTAACTCCGTTGACGAGTTGGCAATCCTTAACTCAACTATTCGTCTTATGGCGACAGAAAAGGGTGGAGAAATGCCGACAGAGAAGTTAACTAGATTTAAGAATAATCCTAAACTTTGGGATATTGAGTTGGAGAAATATGGACTGGGGCCACCGGAGAAAAAGGTTTTGGAGCCAGTAGTCGGAATATCTTATGGATTATGTATAACGCAAGAGCAGTTTATGCAGTTAGTGCAGTTGCCCGAATTGGGCGGTTTTGACCTGACTTTTGCGGATAGACTTCGTAAGTCAATTGCAAAGAAGAACCCAGCGGATTATGAGAAGCTGACCAAAGAATATTTTGAGGAGTGTGAAAAGAAAGGTTGCAACATGAACCTTTGCCACTATGTATGGGATGTACTCATTGCTATGTCAAGAGGATATGGATTTAACGCGTTGTTGTGGCGCGTACACACTTAACCATTTCATCAATGGGGTTTTTACAATATAAGATATTGGCAGTATCTTGTTGTAAAAGCTAACGAGGGTAAAATCTCGTGACAAATTAAAATAGATTAAAATATATAAAGAAAGGAGGAAACAAAGAATGTATATTATATATAAAGTTGTAAATAAGACAAATAATAAAATCTATATTGGTCAAACAAAAGATTTAGAACAAAGAAAGCGTAACCATAAATCTGACAGTTTTAATGCCAAGAGCTCTGGTTATCTTCTTCCTTTTCATAACGCCATTAGAAAATATGGTTGGGATAATTTTGAATGGACAATATTAGAGGAAATACCTGAAGAAGAAAGTCAAGAATATATAGACCAAAGAGAAAAATATTTTATACAACTTTTTGACTCTCTAACAATAAATGATAAAGGATATAATATATGTGAGGGTGGACAAGGAAACCCTAGACCGAAATTGTCTTATGAAGAAAACTTAAAAATAAATAGCAAACTTTTCACTCCAGAAGAAATAAAAGACATACAAAATCTTTTAAGAAATTGCGAAGAGTATGGTGAAATTTTAGAAAAGTATTCACCTAAGCTGACACCTAGTTTTTTATGTAATATAAATAATGGATATAATTATAAAAACTCTGAATGGTCTTATCCCTTATTAAAGTGTAACACTTCTAATATTTTATCCAAAAGACAGCAGAAGGAGTTAAAGGAAGAAATAAAGCAGGGTGTTCAATATAAGGTTTTATCTAAAAAATATGGAGTAGGAATAGCTCTGATTAGTATGATAAACACAGGAAAGGTTTTCTTTGACGAATCTGAAGAATATCCACTTTGCAATAAGGGATGTCGAAAGCAAGATAATGAAAAGTGGGTAAAAGAAGTTATTAAAGATTTAATCTTTTCTTCCTTAAATCTTAAAGAGATAGCTGAAAAATATGATAAAGGCTATGCTACTATAAAAAATATAAATGCTGGCCGTTCTCACAAAAGAGATAATCTTATTTATCCCTTAAATAAAAACAAAAAACAAAATCTTAATCTATTTTAAAATGTTGTATCGACTATCTCCCGTTAGAGGGAGAGTACTGAGGCTATTGATACGCCTTGGGAAATAGTGTGCGGCCGTGGGCATGCCAAAGCCCATATACTAAGCCGTAAAAAATAGTCAATTTTAAACAAAAAGCACACACATTGGCTTATTCACTCATTGGTTTGCAGGAATTAAATTTGGCATATAAGTATCCAACAATATTTTGGGATACAGCTTGTTTAATTGCGAACAGCGGCGGAGAGGGTGGTTCTACTGACTATACGAAGCTTGCACAGGCAATAGGCGCCGTCCGCAAAGAAGGAATTAAAGTAGGTCTCCCCAATGTAAATACATCACAATTTGGTTTTGAGCCGGATTTGGAAAATGACCAGATTCTTTTTGGATTAAAGGCAATTCTTGGTGTGGGAGATGAGGTCGTTGAAAAAATTATTCAAAATAGACCTTATGCTTCAATTAAAGATTTTATAAACAAGGTAAATCCGACAAGAAGTATTATGGTGTCGTTAATCAAAGGCGGAGCTTTTGATACAATGATGGATAGAAAGATAGCGATGGGTTGGTATCTATGGGAGACCTGTGATAAAAAGAAGAGAATAACTCTTCAAAATATGAACGGTTTAATTAAGTATGGTTTGATACCTAAAGATAAAGAATTTGTAATGCCTAAAAGGGTATATGAGTTCAATCGTTATCTTAAAGCTATGTGTAAAGGCTCAGACTCTTCAAAATATATATTAGATGATAGAGCCATAGCCTTTTTAACTGAATTAGGCGTGGAAGATTTAATAGACGAAGGACAATTTTTAAATGCAGCAACCTGGGACAGAAAAGTGTATCAAACATATATGGAAGTATTTAGAAATTGGATGAAGACAGAGCAAGATAAGATTTTGAAGTCTTTAAATCAACTAATCTTTAAAGAAGATTGGGAAAAGTACGCAAGCGGCTCTTTATCTTCTTGGGAAATGGACGTTTT